ATGTAATTCTGTAGAAGGTGAATTTGTTTTAATACCAACACGGTCATTACCTGCATCAGTAAAAAATAAGTTAGCATCACCATTACCTTCAATTCTAAAATCTAAGTCTGCTGATGATTCATTAAATACAAAACTACCTCCATCTAGTGAAGTATTACCAGATACGGTTAGTGTTCCGTTGGCCTTGATATTTCCTGCATCGTTCAAGACATCAAACATAGTAGAACCATCAGAATACAAAATGTGTTTAGATCCTGCTACAAGGTTAGTTGCTGTTCCCCCTGCTGGTTTAAATCCTAATGTATGTGTACTCATAGTTGCTGCATTATCAACTATGTACCATGTCTCTACGGCTTCACATTGAACAGTAGTATTACCAGTTAATGTGCCTGTTAATTTTATAATAGCATTACTTTGCTCATCTGTTGTAGATCCGTCTGTAGCTGTTAATGAATCAGTTGTACTTGCAATTGCTACAGATACATAACCTTTGATAGCTGATTCTACTTTTTGTAAATTATTGTTTGTTATTGATCCCCAGGTTCCCGAATTTTCACCTGTGGCTTGTAACTCTAAGTTAAGTGCACTTGAATATGACGATGCCATTTTTTACTCCTAATCCGTTGACCCTGGTTCTACATCAGTCCAGGTGATAGTTTGAGAATCATCTACTTCACTCCATATAAAGAAGTTTGGTGATCCCACACTAAAGTTAATAATATTTTGAAATGCTTCACCAAAAGCAGTTTCGTCTCCTAATCCTATAGTAATTTGTCCTGCTGTGGTAGGACTAATATTAGCACCAGCAGTTACAGTTTCAGTTCCAATTGTGAAGCTTGGCGCTCCAGCAGTAGAAGGTGACACAGAAGCACTACCTGTTACACTTTCGTCTCCAAGGCCTGTAGAAAAAGATAAACCACTAATAAAAGGTGATCCTACGTTTTGTACACCACCACCTCTGACTGAGGCTATGGCAAACTCAGATATGGTGCCGTGACCGAATAACATTATCCCTTACTATTTTCGTCTTTGACTGATTTAATGTGAGTATACCAAGAACCTGTCTTATCTAATTTACCATCATCAATATCATGGTATAGTTTATCTAATTGTTCTTGCCATGATAAGTATTCTTTTTTTCTTTTACTTAAAACACCTGATAAAGTTTCTGCAGTATTACCTGCAGTTTCGTAAGATGCTATTTGTGAATCTGTGGGTTTAGAAAAACTATATGTCCATGTTTTAATGTAGTCTCCATTACCATCACTATCATTTTGTAAAGATACTTTTGTATCATCCCATGTTGCAGAGTTTGCCTCTATATATAATTTTGTTTTTGTAAATAATGATGCCATGCTATGCTCCTGTTAATTTAAATCCACAAAAAGAAGAATAACCTGCATCAACATTTTGTGAACTTCCCTCATTATGATAAACAAAAACTTCAACATAATCTGATGCTGATAAATTTATATCAACTGATATTGGCACAGTAATAAAGGTATCGGAACCAGTTCCATATTGAATCATTCTGTAAACATTAAGTCCTGCAAGTGTATCAGAACCATTGACATGGATTCTTACTGATACTTGTTCGTTATCATCTATGTTTCTCATAATTATTACTCCAGAAAAATGATATTTTCCTCCTTCACCTGAAGGAACAGTAAACTTGTTTGATGCAAAAGCATTATCTGTATCGTATATCTCACTATCCCAAGCTATTTTTGTGGTAGTACCATCTGAAATACTTTGGTTACTTGCTAATTCTACTTTAAAAGCAGGTGTATTTGCTGCTTTTATATATGAATAATCAACTCTTTTTATTGTTCCTGCATCTGATACTAAAAATTCATCTGTGTCTGCAGGAGCAGCACCTAAAGCTGTTTGTCCTGATATAATATTATTATTAAGATGTTCACTTTCTACTGCATCATCAGCTATAGAACTAGCTGTAACAGAATCATTAGTTGGATTAATTGTTCCTACAGCCTTTGCTTGATGAACTACATAAATATTATTTGTACCAGAGGGAGGTGCTCCAGTGAA